TACACAACAAATTGTGTTTATTCGATCTTTACAGGAAGAATATGTGAAGATTGATACCTGGCTTAAAGATGCTCAGGATTTAAGTTCATTTGTGGCTGATGGGCAGACGTTGAAATTTCCTGAAGCGGGTGCTGCTCCTAATGTTTACAAGAACCGTACTACGGATATTGATAGCGTAGAGCCAAGCGAAACAACTTACGATGTATCGTTGGATTATTACGACTCTCAGAACTACAAAATGCGTAATATCAATATGCATGCGTTAACGTTCGACAAAATTCAGTATTACACAAAGAAATCGGCTGAGGCTATTGTACTAAAAGAAATCAATGATGCCGCTTATGCTTTTGCTCCTGCTGATGCCGGAAATAAACGTATCATCATTCCTACTACCGGGCCGGCCAGAGCAGGATTAAAATCGTTGACATTGGAAGATATTCTTAATCTTGCAAGAATTTTGGATAAACATGGTTTTCCGGGTGGACGTAACCTTGTATTGCCATCTGACTTGTGGTGGGATTTGGTTGAGAATAACTCAATCCTGAAAGCGCAGTTGGGTATGCAAATGAATAATGGCGTTATCAATCCTTCCGTAGTTGAATATTATAACTTCAAAATTCACAAAGCTTCAGACAATAGTCTTGTTTGTTATGATATTGCTGCTTCAGCAAAAGCAGCACAGGGTGCTGTTATTACTGGCGACGTTGTACCTGCCGGATTTGTATTCTGCAAAGAAGAGGTATTTTATGCCGGTGGAGCGTTTGAAATGTTCCTTGTGAACAAATCCCAGAACCCAACAGGTCGCGCCACTGAGTTTGGTTTTGCTCACCGTTCTAAGGCTGATTTCACAAAAGATTCACAGCGTTATTCCGCTATGATCTATCAGGCTAAATCAGTTTAAAAAATAGTTAGTTTTTCATAGGTGTCCTTTCATTGTCTCCCGGTTTCGGGAGACAATGATTGGTTTAAACTCAAAGAATGAAACGAAGCGATATATATAAGGCAATCCGCAATAAGGCTACGGAACTCACTTACTTAAAATCGAAAGATTTACAGAAAGGGCAGTTTCAGAAAGAAAAGGATACTTATCCGTTGCCATTGCCGGCTTTGTTAGTTGAGTTCTCAGACTTCAGGTTTAAAAGCCAGTTGGAGCATACGCAAATAGGTGAAGGTATTGTTAGTTTCTTTTTGTATTTAAATTTAGTTACTGATAGCTTCAAAGGGGCGGAACGTGAAGATGAAACAATCGAAATTCTCGACCGCTTTGATGATTTGTTCCAAACCTTTGAAGGTTTATCAATACCTGGGCTTAGCCCCTTAGTTCGTGTAACTGAATTTAAGCCTCAATATGGTACTCGCTATATAATGTTTCGCGTAGACTTTTCAACGTCGGTTGACGATGCAAAAACGATAATAAGACAAACTTCACCAAAGCCAGAACCTGATATTGCACCAACTTTTAAATTCAAAAAAAATGGGTGAAGAATTACAAAAAACTATTGAGACAGTTTTAAACGGCACTACAAGTAAAACGGGTATTGCTATTAAACTTTTAGCTCAAATGGTAGATAACAAATTCAGCGAAAAAGACAAAAGCGACAAGTTAAGACATACGCAACTGCTTAATGCTATTAATCAAAACAAAGAGGCTACTGAGATTCGGTTTAAAGGTCTTGAAGTTGTATCTTTTTTTGCTACTCATAAAACAGCATTTTGGGTGGTTGTTGGGGCTGTATTGCTTTTGGTTGGTTCGGGTTTGGAAAACATAATAACAACGATTATTAAATTGTAAATGAAAACGATTATTAAATTTTTACGCAAATATCCTGAGTTACTTACCATACCGGCAGCACTGGCTGTTTGGATTTTTAGTATTACGGTTTTAAGGTGGTTCGATCCAACTTCAGCTGTGTACGATGCAGGTGTTTTTCAGGTGCCGATTTTCGCAGTTCTGCAATTGCTTATTTATGTATCTGTTTCGTGGGTGTTGCTCAATATGGTATTTGGTACTGCCGGTAGATTTCTCAAAGCAGATTTGAAAATAGAATTTCAAAAACTAACATCATGGGAAAAAATAAAATTTGCATACGGCTTGTTTTTGTCATTGCTTTTTACGCTAACAGCATTGTCGTACACGCTCAACTGAAACAACGCGTAGTTGATATTTATACTGCTGAAATTGGAGTCAGAGAGCTGACCGGGAAAAACGATGGTGCTCGTGTAGTTGAATATTTGAAAGCTGCAAACTTGACTAAGGGAAATCCCTGGTGCGCAGCATTTATCACATGGACTTTTAAACAAGCAAATGTAAAAGCTGTAGTGAGTGGATATTCTCCAAACTGGTTTCCGAAATCAAATACAATTTACACAAAAGGTGAAAAGAATAATCGAAGCCCGGATAAAGCTGATGTGTTTGGAATTTGGTTTCAAAGTAAAAATAGAATTGCTCATGTGGGTTTTGTTGATGAGTGGGCTGAAGGTGTGAGTTATGCAATAACTGTTGAGGGCAATACTAACGATGCCGGTTCACGTGAAGGTGACGGCGTATATCGAAAGAGACGTTTAAAATCTCAAATTTATAAAGTATCAAGATGGCTAAATCAATAAGAAGAAACCCGTATAAAATTTTGCTACTCCCTTTCTTTGTACTTATCTTTTTTCTTATCATGAGTTTAGTAGCTTGTAAAACGACTAAACAGGTTGATAAAATAAAGCATCAAACTACAACGGAAGCAAACTTAAGTACTGAAAGTAACGAAAAGTTGAAGCTTAAAGTCAACGAGTTTAATGAACATTCGGGTAGTACCAGGAATGTTACTTCAGATAAAACTACTACTGACGAAACGATTGACGAAACGACAACTAAAACGAAGTACTCAGCTCCTGATAGCACCGGAAAACAATACCCAACTGAAACGGAAACAACAAACCGTAAAACGAAAAGAGGCGAAAAAAAGAACCTGCAAGCAAGTTCAGAGTCTCAGGAAAATAACGCGCAAAAGCTAACTGATAACTCGGAAAGTGAAAAAGCGGATAAAACGAAAGATAAAGGACAATCAAAGCAAGCTCAGCAACTAACAACAGATACAAAAACAGAGGTTAAAACGCCTGGTTGGATTACTATTGTGGCTGTTATTACCATTGTCGGAATCTTATTATTTGTGTATTTAATATTGAAACGCTATAAATTAATAAAGTAAAATGGCAAAGCAAAAAAACACGGCACCTGTTGTCGAACAAAACAAAACTACTACCGAAACTACTAAGGTGGTTGAGAACGTGAATGCTCCGGAAGCTACTACCGAAACTACAAAAGTGGTTGAAGATGCGAACGCTCCGGGAACTACTACCGAAACTACGAAGGTGGTTGAGAACGTGAATGCTCCGGAAGCTACTACCGAAACTACAAAAGTGGTTGAAGATGCGAACGCTCCTGGAACTACTACCGAAACTGCAAAAGTAGTTGAAGATGCGAACGCACCGGGAACTACTACCGAAACTACGAAGGTGGTTGAGAACGTGAATGCTCCGGAAGCTACTACCGAAGATGTTGCGAAGCCTGATGTTGATTTTTCAGCTGAAGCTGAAGGATTAATGAGATCGCAATACATCAAAGAAATTTGGCGTTGCCCGATTAAAGGCTATTGGTTTACTAAGCCCGATCTTGCATCTGAACACAGTAAAAAAGTAGGTAAAAAACCCGAACATTATACTCTGTAAGCCATGGCTGGATTACCAAACGTATCTATAAGTCTTGTCCGTAACGGACTTGGCTTAGTGTCGGAAGCAAACGACAATACTGTTGCAATGATATTGCCAGGCGTTGCCGTTGCCGATAAAATTGCGCTTAATGAACCTAAAGCTATTTACTCCACCGATGGAGCAAATGAGTTGGGTATTAGTGAGACATCGAACGCCAATGCTTACAGGCATATTACTGAGTTTTATGCAATATCAGGTACAGGTGCAAAGCTTTGGATTATGCTTGTGGCTGCTACTACTAAGCTTTCTGAAATGGTAGACTCTACACTTGAGATTTGCCCCGCAAAATTGATTCTAAATAAGGCAAATGGTGAAATTGTAGCTTTGGGTATTGCTGCTACTGCCGATGGTGGTGCTACTGTTGACGGACTTGACTCGCAGGTGAAACTGGCACGTACCAAAGGCCAGGTGTTGGCCATGGATTACCTGGCCAAAATTATGCCTTTTGTCCTGGTTGTTGAAGGTCGGAAAATGACCGATGCGGATGCATTGGCCAGTTTACATGCCGAATCAAATTATCGTACCAGTACGGTTCTTTTTTCGTCAAAGAATGATGAATCAGCCTCTATTGGTTCAGTGCTTGGTCAGTTGGCAGCCAGCGCCGTTCAGCGTAAAATATCGCGTGTAAAAAATGGTGCATTACCTGTTGACACCGCTTACTTGAGTGATGGTTTAGCCATTGCCGGACGTGAGGACTTAGGTACAATTCACGACAAAGGTTATATTATAGCGCGCCAGTTCCCTGGTCGCGCCGGATATTACTTCAATGGTGATTTTACGGCTACAGCTGCAACCGATGATCTGAATATGATTGCTCGTATCCGCATAATCGACAAGGCTCTGAAAATAGCTTACAATACCTACGTTGAAGAGCTTGACGATGATGTCGAAGTAAATGAAGATGGAACGCTTCACGCTTCAGTATGTGCATATCTTAAGCAAAAGATAGAGAATCAGGTGAACAATGCTATGTTGGGTGAAATATCGAAATTCACGGCTCAAATTGACGGAACGATTGATATTCTTTCGGGTGCTGCTCAGAAAATTTATCTCAACATTACTCCAAAAGGATATTTGAATCCAATTGAAGTTGTATTGAGTTTTGTAAACGCTTAAAATAATATGCCAATTATCAATGTGCCAATATGCTAATTATAGCACAAGCACAATTGGCACATTAGCATATTAAATCATTAAATAATTAATAATATGGCATATAGTTGGTCAGAATACCGCTGTTTTATGGGCGGTCGGTTTGTAACCGGGATAACCGGATTTAAGTACAAATCAGAGCGTGAGATTGAACCTATCTACGCTGAAGGCGATGAGCCTGTTGATGTGGGTTATGGCAATAAAAAGTATTCGAGTGAAGTAAAATTACTGCAATCGGAAATGGAAGCGATTATATCAGCCGGAGGTGGTGACCCTTTTAAAATTCCACCATTTACAATTGTTCATTCGTATATTCCTGAAAACAGTGTCGGTGCTAAGATCGTAACTGATATTTGCGAAGGTTGTCAGTTTATGGAAATTGAAAAAGCCATGGAACAGGGCGCGAAATTTATGGAAATAACTACTCCATTATTTACCAAAAAAATCAAGTATAACACAACATCTCCTTATTGATCATGGAAAAAGTAATTCTTGTGGGCGAAGTAACGCCCGAACAAATTGAACAATGGAAAGCTAAATACGGCAAAGTTCACGGTGTAATTGTAGATGGCCACATCGCTTATGTTCGAAAAATTGACCGTCAGACAACCAGCTATGCGCTCAGTCAAATGTCGTTTAAAATGTCGAAAGGCGAAAACGATGGTAGCGACATTGAAATGAATATGGGTAAACTGATGAAAACCGGTGAAGCTGTATTAACTAATTGCTGGTTGGGAGGTTCTGAAGAAATTAGAAAAGATGAAGCTCTTTGGATGAATGCTTGTGTCAAAGCCGGCGAATTGATTGAGTTCAAAGAGACAGAACTAAAAAACTTCTAAGCGAGGCTTCGGCTAATGTACAGAGTGATTGGGTCGGCTTATTGTCGACTCAATTAGAATACTACTTAGGTTACGATGTCTCGCATTTAACCGACAAACAATGGGCTGATAAAGTGGCTCAACTTGATTATATCCGTAAAAAAGAAGCTGAAGCAAATAAACAATGAGTACCGGTGTTGAATACATATTAAGAGCACGTGACATGCTAAGTGGCGTTTTAAGAAACGCTTCACGTGCTGCCGAAAATGTATCGCGAAGTACAAATTTTATAGGCAATGCTACCGAAAGAGCAATGGTTATTGCCAGACGCGCAGTCGAGAGAGCCGAACAATCATGGAAAGGTTATATTGATCGCGTTCGCGAATCAAATAATAGTACAAATGATTTAGCCGGTAGTATCCGGAATATGGTTGGTGCTATGGCATTGTTTCAGGGCGTGAAGTCTATCGTGAAGATGGGAGCCGATTTGGAGCAATCAAAAATAAGTTTCGATGTATTGCTTGGTAGTGCTCAAAAAGCAAAAATAATGCTCGACGGCATTAATAAGTTTGCCAATGACACCCCATACGAAAACAAAGGACTTATTGATAATGCTAAAATGATGCTTTCGTTTGGTACTTCGGCTGAAAAGATTTTGCCTAATCTGAAAATGCTTGGTGATATTGCCATGGGTGATGCCAACAAAATGAGTTCTTTGACACTTGCTTTCTCTCAAATGTCCAGTGCCGGTAAATTACAGGGTCAGGATTTATTGCAGATGATTAATGCCGGGTTTAACCCGCTTCAGGAACTGCAAAAAATGACCGGTAAAAGCATGGCTACTCTTCGCAAAGAAATGGAAGGTGGAAAAATATCCGCATCAATGATTGAAGCTGCATTTCAACATGCAACAAGCAAAGGCGGGTTATTTTTTGGTATGATGGATAAAATGAGCCAAACGGCTTCCGGAAAGTTTTCGACACTGGTTGGAACTCTACGGCAGACCGGTGCTGAAATTGGTTTAAAACTTTTGCCGTATGCCAATAGTTTGATGAACTTCCTGATGCCAATGGTTGATTGGGTTGGTCGTAATTCCGACATGCTTTTACAACTTACAGCGGTAGCTTTAGGAGCATTCGCAGCATTCAAATTGATTACCTGGGGCATTAAACTTTGGACAATTGCCCAAGCGATTTTAAACGGAACAATGATGCTTAATCCGGTGGGGTTAGTGATTGCCGGAATAGCTGCTTTAATTGCCATGATCGTTATTGCCTGGAATAAATTTGGATGGTTCAGGGGAGCAGTAATGGGTGTTTGGGAAACATTCAAATTATTTATAACATTCATTAAGGATGCTGTTGTTGGTACTATAAAAGGAGTGATTGACATGTTTTCAGGGCTTGGAAAAATCATAAAATCAGTTTTTTCCGCAGACTGGGAAGGTGTAAAAGATGGAGCGGTTCAGGCTGGTAAAGGCTGGGTAATGTCAATGGGTGGTGGTTCTGTAATAAAATCTGCTATTGACAATGGTTCTAAGATTGGATCAACAATGGCAAAGGGTTATAATAATGGCGTTAAAAGCAAAGCTACTGGTTTAAGTGCAAGTTCACTGCTTGGTGGAGGTTCTTCATTAGCAGGTGCAAACACTCCAAATCCGACAATTAACCCGGATGACAAAATAAAAAGCATTGCCGGTGGTGGAAGTAAGCCAACAAATATCAACATTAACCTAAATAAAGAAATGGTAGGTAGTATTACAGTACAATCAACCACAATTTCTGAAGGTGCTGGAAAAATTAAAGATATAATTATTGAGACAATGGCTCAGGTATTGAATAGTGCCAATAATTTAGCGACGGAGTGATGAATAAGTATAATTTCAACGAGTTTGATTTAATAGATGTTTTCAAGAGTGTTTGGGGGTATACTCCAGCTAAATTCATGTTTGGTCTGCAAAATTCAGTTGAAAAAAAGATATTTGGTGGAAGTTCGGAATCTTCGGAATATAGCTTCGCACAACCTTCGGAACGTCGTGAATATAATATTAAAGGTTCACCTTTTTATGGGCTAAATAACAACGGTAATGAAGTGTTTCTGCCTATATGGTTGATTAAGTCTGATGGCAAAAAATTTATGCTTCAGAATACAGTTTCATCAATTGTCAGTAAAAAAACAATAGTTGAAACGCAGCTTGTCAATCAGCAGGGTTCTGTAAAAGAAGAAATTTCAATTGATGACTGGGAAATAAATGTGAAAGGCATCATTATTTCACCTGATATGGATTATCCTGATCAGCAAGTATTAGAGCTTAGGCAGCTGTATAAAACAAGTGAATCGCTCGAAATTGAGAATGCAAGGACATCGCTATTGTTTGAGGATAATGAAAAAGTAGTTTTGAAAAATCTGAAATTTCCTGAAGTAAAAGGATTTGAAAATATGCAGGCATTTGAGTGCGATTTGGTAAGTGATATTGAATTTAAACTGATAATTGAATAATGTACGTTAAGCTTCGTGGACATTTTGAAATAGTTCGTCAATTTGATGGAAAAAAAATATCCTTTGATTCGTTCCATTATGTTGAGGCTGAACATGACATTTTTAAAATTAATCAGCCTGCTAAAATTCGCATACCAGCATCAGCAAGGTTGGTGTATAAAGATAAGAAAGTCGGTGAAAGCGTTCAAACGGCTACGCAGTTCAATCGAGGTGACAAAATTAGTATTTGGTTGGCTTACAACAATGATTTTAAACTTGAGTTGGAAGGTTTTATTTATCGGATAAACTATAAAACTCCGCTTGAAATTGAATGCGAAGGTTACGAATTTCAATTGCGAAGGCATTGCGAAACAAAAACTTGGGCAAAGACTACCATGTTGGATGTATTGAATTACATTATAAAAGGCACTGATATAGTGTTGAGCGATAATATACCGGCAATCAATTTTACTAAGTACATTATCCCGGCAAATATCACCTGTCTTGAAGCTTTACAGATGCTGAAGGAAAAGTATGGAGTGGCTGTTTTCTTTATGGGGAAAACACTGTATGCCGGACTTGCTTATGTTATAGACAACGGGACGGTAAGATACAAACTTGGTTATAATACAATCAATGCCGATGACCTTAAATATAGAAGTGCTGATGATGTAAGCCTTAAAATAAAAGCCGTTTGGATTAAGCCGGACAACACAAAGGTTGAAGCTGAGGTAGGAGATAAAGAAGGAAGTCAGCGAACACTTTTCTTTTATAATGTCTCCAGTGTGTCAGAGCTTAAAAAATTGGCTACTGAAGAAATAAAAAAGTATAAGTATTCAGGTTACGAAGGTAAGATAACCACTTTTTTACAACCATTTGCAGTGGTTGGGATGAAAGGAAAACTAATTGACCCAAAGTACCAGGAGCGCGATGGAACTTATTACATAACAAAAACAACAGTGAAGGCTGATACAGGCGGTGGACGTAGAACGGTTGAATTTACAGTGAAGTTATGACACCTGAAGAAAAAATTATAAAACAAATTCAAATGCTTGGTAATGGAAATCAAAAAACATTCCTGGGCGTTGTCGAGAATAACTATCCGGATCGAGATTATATTGATGTAAAAGATTTATCCGGAACACTTTATACTGAAGTACGAAAACGTGCTGCGATTGGTGATGGTGACGATGCAAAAAAAGGTTGTGTAATAACACCGGTTAATAAATCTTCAGTTATTATTAGCCGGATTGGTAGTAGTGATGAGCTATTCGTTGAGATGTTCTCTGAGGTTGAAAGCGTGGTGTTTGATGGTGGAGAAAATGAAGGGCTTGTAAAAGTCAAAGAGCTTACAAGCAAGATAAATGTACTTGAAAACGACATTAATAATTTGAAAACAGCATTTAGTACGTGGGTAACAGTTCCCAGCGATGGTGGAGCTGCTTTAAAAGCAATTACAACGACATGGGCGGGTTCTCAATTACAGATAACGAATAAAGCGGACATTCAAAACAAAAAAATTAAACACTGATGGCAAAAGACAAAGGCATATTATTGACTGAAAACATGGAGTTGGATATTAAAGTCGTTCGGGATGCTGAATGGAAAATAGTTTCCGGCTTTCAGATTGGTGATGTGACCCGGCAAAATCAACAAACTATTATATTAGCTCAGAAAGGCGAAATAAAAGAAGCTCCCACGCTGGGTGTCGGACTGGCTTCGTTTGTTGATGATGATGACCCTTCGGACTTGCTTCGTGAAATTCGTGTAAACCTTCGGGAAGATGGACAGGTGGTGAATTTGTGTGGGTTTAATTCAAGTGGTAAACTGGTAGTTGATGCAAATTATGAAAGCTAAAGAGCGACAAACATTTATCGACCTGGCTATACAGGCCTGTGGCAGCCCCGAGGCGGCTTTCGATTTCGCTTTGCTGAATGGCGTTAGCCTGACGGATGACCCGGGTGTAGGCGTAGAGCTGGCTGTGCCTCCTGTTGTGAATACAGCTATAGCTACTTATTATGCTAATAAAAAGCTATACCCGGCGACAGGGTTTACGGGTGAGGTACCAGTATCAGCAGGTATAGGATATTGGGCGATTGAGATAGATTTTATTGTTAGTTAACAAACAACGAATTAGATTAAAATGGCACGGACAGTTGCGGATTATCAGAAAATAATGACAGATGAGTTTATGAACTCACCTGTAATGGCTTTAAAATACGGTTTTGCTGTAGGTGATAGTTTTGATAATACATTTTCTAAAGTTGCTGTTGAACGTATATGGTTATACATAGTAGCATTTGGTCTTTTTATGTCTGAGAAATTCAATTTAAGCCACAAAAATGAAACAGATGAAATCATTAAGAATCAACGTCCAGGAACTCTTATTTGGTACAAAAATAAGGCAATGGAATATATGCACGGATACGAACTTGTTGCTGATATGGATTATTACGATACTACAAACTTAACCGATTCTCAGATTTCGGAAGCTAAGGTTGTGAAAAATGCATCTGCAGTAGAAAATGCAAACGTGGTGTATGTGAAAGTAGCAACGGCAGAACCAGCTAAACTTAGCGATGATCAGAAAGCGGGATTAGAAGCTTACTTTAAAGAGATTAAGTATGCAGGCGTGAAGCTTCAGATAATTAATCGCGACGCTGATCATTACCGTGCCGTTATAGATATTTATTATGACCCAATGGTTCTTAATTCAGAAGGTATTTCTGCTGTGACCGGAACGGAAACTGTTCGCGATGCTGTTTCTGATTTTATAGCAGCTTTGGAGTTTAACGGACAATTTCGGCACGATGCGCTTCGGAACTCGTTGAACGCACTTGATGGCGTAGTCATGAGCGAACTGAAGGTTTCGCAAATAAGTACAGATAATGGCGAAAACTATGATGATATTGACGCGTACATAACTCCGGATGCCGGATATATGAAAATATACGATGCAGCTGACTTAACGATTAATTACCTTGTATATGAAACTGTATCCGATTAATATAACAAAATTAGGCATTATCTTACTGCCTACGATGATGCGCAGCGCATTGTTGGTGGAATGGGTGCGTATATTATTGTTTCCGTTACAGTCGGTTCAGACTGAATTTTTTAGCAATCGCGATAAAAATATTTACTTGTTAAACCACAACGGCCAGGTGTGCCGTTTACGTAAAGTTCTGAACGATGCTTTCCCTGCGCGCTCAAAAGATTTTCAGATAGTTGATGCTGTTTATACCGGAATGTGGAAATATGCCGTGGATGAAGAAAAACTATACGAGCAATTAATTATTGCTGATCAACCTGAAGTTGTATTCGTTTGGGACGAAGAAACAATGACAAAATTTCCTGATTTTATTGTGCGTGTTCCGACTGATTTGAATACAGTTGATAATCTTAATATAATTCGCGCTTTAGTAAATACTTACAAACTATCATCTAAAAAGGCAATATATGAACTCTATTAATTTCATAAATGAAAAAAAACGATTCCCATTAAGTACGCAGGTACTTGACTTTTTACAAAATATAATTAAGTTGCCATATCGATTTTCGGTAGCACTTGGAACTGGTAATATAATTCTTTCTGGATGCGAACTACAGGGAGCTAATACATACGCATCCGGATATGTTGTAATTGCTGGTGAGTTGTTGCCATTTATGGGAGGTGTAGGAACTGATACAAGTACAGTGAGGATTAGGGAAGTCAAATCTAATATTGTCGCGGAATATGATACATATACAGAAGCATTAGTTAACAGATATGTGGAATTTGGTAATAATGTTGGAGGTCTTGATACGTACTTGTGGAGTTCATTCGTGCGAACAAAATCTATTGCAGAAATTGTAAGCACATTTGCGACAAAAGCTGAACTTGATGCCGTAAGACTTTTAGTTATGCCGCGCGGTGCAATAATAGACTATGATATTATTAATAACCCACTACCTCTTCCGGTAGGTTGGAGATTGTGTAACGGTGATTTCGTTGAGGGTTATGGTACACTTCCTGATCGTAGAGGTAGAGTGACGATTGGATTTGATTCAGCATCGAATAACACACCTGTAAATGTTATCGATGAACGCGAAGAAAACGGGAAAGTAAAGCAAAATTACGGAGCGGTAGGTAATAGGGGCGGTAAAAATGAGGTATTGTTGACAAAACAGGAGTCTGGTTTGCCTGATTTGCAGGTTG